AATTTCCAGAACATTTCTAAAGCGGCCCTGGCTGCCGAATAAGACGCGCTAAAATGTTTTGTCAGAATTTCAAATGGGATTTGAGTTGCTGAGCCTATTAATTTGAGAATGCTGTCATGATAAAGGGAGTAGTCAGAATTAGGACGTGTTGGATCTGCCGACTCGATAGATTCACCCGGTAGCAACTCAATGATTGAGCCGCTACCCATTTTATAATCCGTTTCGGTTTTTGAGCCGCTACCCATTCTGGTCTCTTCCGCTTCACTTTTGATAAAAACCGTGAAACACGCCTGTAAAACACTCGCTAGTAACTCATTTTCAGAGTACCGCGAAAGTTGTTTAAGAGTTTCTAATACAGCACTGAGAAAGGGCCGGCCCCTGGTTTGTCCCGGTCTTAATTTATGATAGAGATGCAAGACATTTCTCCTGCCTGTCAGTGTGCCGAATATTTTCAGCCTGTCCCATTCATAGGCTTTCCGGTCTACAAGTGTGTTTGGATGTTGTTTGAGTACGTGGTAATGGGTAGGAGCGCCATATTTGTCTTTTTCAACGCCGAATTTCATGTTTTCTTTCTGAGGTTGAAACCGTTCATTGCATACCCGCGCACCTTCGATGATTTGTATTTTTGATTCATAAGGCGACCCCGCGCGCGCGAACATCGGCATGTTAATAAAAACGTCTCCGGAAAGGAGCATTGAGCGGAAAGCCAATTCCTGAAGTCCATAAAAATCCAGGGTACGAGTGATGTCAATTTCAGTATTAGCGGCATAATGGTTGAACCCTGCTTCTATTTGTTTTTCCAGTTTTTCCGCTTTTTGATAAGTGATCCCTAAAACATCCCTATTAATCTGGGATTTGAATCGTAACCCGGCAGCTATTACACCCGAAACTTGGGTGTCAATTACCCCTACGGCAGTAGGGTCATTCCGATAGCTGTCTTGTGATCTTTCAACTATATTGTCACGTTCCCTGAGTTGCGCGGAATCCTCATCCGTTTTTAATGGATTCCATTCAGCCATGGATGGACGTTTCCTTGAACCCGCTGTGAAGGACTCGACTAAGGACATTTTCCCCCGCGCGTGCATACGAGATGCACCCCACACAGGAAAAAGATATTGGATACTGCGATCAATCCAGTTGCTTTTTATTTCTAATTTTTTCATCCAGTGGGTACACCTTGCCTTACCCTCATTCCTCCTCTTTTAAGCCTGACAATTTCGTTCTTTATCTCCGTTATTGTTAATCGAAGTTGTTCTAAGTCTGCCCTGACAAATTTAGATTTGCCTATTGTCCATTCCTGGCTACCTGTGAGTAGTTTAGTCTCACAGTTGTAGTACTGTTGTAGCCTGGTTTCCGCTTGTTCTAAGTCAGTCAATTTTTTTCCTCTAAAACGAGAAAAGCCACTCATGCCGCGAAGGTACATCGCGGAAGAGTGGCTTTTAATAACGTCTCCGGTAAATGGAGCCGCTTAAAATAACCTTTTCCTAATTTATTCTAAACCACCTATGCGGTGGATAACGATTTTCAGGCTGTTTTTTTGAGTAAGCCGAAATTCCAAGCCACCTTCTTTAGATGGATAACTACAACGTTTCACTAGTTTCAAAATGAGTTTCACAGATCGCCCCTTTGGACAATCTCAGATACAAAGTGATTTTTCCGGTATACTTTTTATTGAATAGACCCTGTAATTTTTCCAGGAATTTCTTTATTTTTTCACTTTGTAAAACTGCCATATTTTCAACCATCTTTGGAATAATTGAAAATATTATAATACGTTTTCTTAGAAAGTAAAGGGTAACTAAGAACTTTTTTTATTTGTCAAGAATAAAATTATAATTTTAATTTTTAAGTAGCCGTTCCAGAATAGCCACTTTTCGATTGATCAAATTTTTTATCCTTTCTCTCTCTCTGTAATCGTCTCCGAGAAAGGAGTAGTTGTAACTGTCCTACTGATTCAATCATATCCTGATTCCCTCAGAAATTACCCGCCTTTTGCGCGGTTTTAGATACTCTCCTGTGATTAAATCATGTTTGATAGCCTCGTAATCCGGTTTTAACATTGTAATTGCAGCTAGAGCGTATCCCCGGATGTCCAAAGGCTCGTTTCTATCGTAATTTTCTTTTTTCCATACCCGTATTTCGAAACCGTTCTTAAATGATTTGTCCAGCACTTCACTTGTAATTCCTTTGAAATATTCGGCTTCATAGCTCATAGGAAAGTGGCAATATCCAGCGCCAGGTTCATCAATCTTGAGTCTGGCGTAAACCATAGTTTTTGCTTCATCTGTGCCGATAGAAAACAACAAAATACCATACTTATTTGTTCTCGTAGGTTTAGAAATAAGTGGCTTAAGGGCAATAGAACTTGCTTTAGAGGCGAAAACCCTAATTTTTTGTTGTTGCGCTTGTACAAATTGATAAACAGTAGTAGCTAAATATCCGGAGTCTATATAGACTCCGGATATACTCAAAATGACCCCATCATCGCGCACGAAAGTTTTGGAAATCATCAGTTCTAAATCCTTCCAAACAGGCTCTAATGTAGTTATTCCATACAAAATATGATACTCAAGCCCCCATGATTCATTTAAAAGCCCATAGCCGATAAATTCCAATTCGATTCGTGTTTTTTGAATATCAACAGCACAAACAATAACAAGAACCTCTTCCGGTACCTGATATTCTTCTCTCCGATCATAATAAGTTTCCCATTTCATTTTTTCTCCACTCGTATCTTCCCATGTTTCCGCCAGAACGTGATTTGTCCATTCTATTTGCGCCAAAATATTTTTTTCTTTTTTCCATTTGAGGAATTTCTCTACAATTTCTTCCCAGGATTTCCACCCCAAAGGGGAATATAGACCGTTGATCCAAAACCCCGCAACTTTTCTTTTCGGATATTTAGCAATCCATTTGCCATTTTCAAGCATGTCTGTTTTGTGAAACTCAGGAATCAATTTTTTACACTCGATACATTGATATTTAACTTCACTTGTTAATTCATAAAATTCATTATGATCAAATTTAATACCGTACCACATCAAAACCTGAGAGAAATTACAAAAGGGACAGTGGAGATAATATTTTCTTTGATCGGAATCAAGATACGCCGGTTCAATTTTGGAAGTGGATTTATTCAAAGGGGTAGAAGTCAAGAAAATCTTGCGCCTGGAAAAAGTTGCTGTGCGCTCCTCTGCAATTTCGATTTGATCGCCTTGCGGAATTTTTTCGTAAGCGTCACATTCATCAAGATACAATATGCGAATTGCGAGCATCCGGAGAGACGTCTCTGAATTACTTCCACACATAATTAAAACCCCGCCCGGGTACTCCTTCAATAAAATTGTATTTCCTGAATCCCTTGAACGTGCGTTTTTAACAAGCCTTTTAAGTTCAGGCATTTCTTCAATAGAAGGCCCGATACGGAGTTTAGAAAATTTCTCGGCTAACCCGCCAGTGGGCTGCACTATTAGAATAGGGCAAGGTGATAAATGTATATGGTATAAAATGGTATTTATTCCGCATTCTGATCCGCTAATTTGGCTGCACTTCATAAATACAATCCGTTCGTGCGGATCATTCGGACTTAAAACGTCCATGATTTCTTTAGAAAATGGTACAACATCTGTTTTCCATTCGCCAGAACGCTCACTGGATTTTTTAGGCAATATTCTATATTCGTCTGCCCACTCCGAAACGGTTATGTCAGGATCAGGTTCCAACCCTTTCAGGTAATAAATTTTGTGTAAGTCTTTTTGCTCTATCTCAAGATTTGGTGAGTTCATTTATTTTTTCTTCCAATTCATGAATCTTTTCAAAAGCAACGATCAACAAATCTCTCAATTCGTAATTACTGAGAACACAGTCAGTTTTATCTTTCAAATAAGATAAAATTTCTTCCGTTTTTTTATCCCTTAAATCGTACATTATAATAGCCTCTTTTGTAGGTAGTCCCGAATCAAATCAGAATGGTTCAACACAACGGATACATGGCTTTTATGTATCCCTAAATCCCTTGATATGTCATTATTTGTAACCCCTTTTTGTCGCATGAAAGCCTGAAGATTCGAAAGTTGCAACTCAGTTGTAATAGTTG